AAGAATGGGTAAAATCTAATTTTCCTTGTTCTAATTATGTAGCTAAAAATGTAGCTTACTCATTGTAATGCGCCTAATCCTCCTACTAATCCCCCTCCAACTAGCAATGCACCCCAAACCAAAAGTTAGGGTGCAAAAGTTGGAATACTCGGAACACATAAGGCAAAAGCTAAATTCAATTTTAGAAATACCCGATGGGAGGAATTACTGGGAGCAAGAATTTAAAACGATTAATTACGAGAATAAACTAAAGGAATATTTAAAATGAAAGTAGAACTACACGATTACAACATAGGCACTCAATCAGGCGATGCAACGGTGCTGGTTTATGGCGATGATAACTGCAGTTTTGAAAGCATTGTTTTTGACGGCACTGTTAATTTCGAATTTTCAATTGATAAATACGAAACTGGCGACGGATATACTACACCAATCGAAAATTGGATGGATGTTGAAATTACGGATATCGAATTTTTTGATACTGAAAACCGCCGAATTAAGCCGAAATACGAGATTAAGGAAGCAATCGAGTATAATTTAATTGAAGAAATAAAGGATAATGAAAATGAGTAAAGAAGAAAAAGACAACATCACCCGTTTAAGCGCATTATGTGCTATTACTAGCCTTTATATTAAAGGCTGTAAGAAAACGATACATGAAGCAAATATACAAGTGTTGAAACAACAATACAAGTACGACCAGTTAAGTGCTCCAAACAAAAAAGTAGTGGATAAGAAAATTAATGATGCAATGAAAAATTTGACTCTTACAATGGATACAACTACAATCGTTTTAGGTAGGATTGAAAAATCAATGCGGAACACCTTAACGGATGAAGTTACAGACGCTTTAATCGACAAACTCGATGCGGTGCTTGATAGTATTGATTTGGAGGAAATAATTAAAAGTAAATAACGTACGAGTGTATGGCAAGTTGCCCTCACTCACTTAAATTGAAAAGATATGAATTGGATTAAGAAAATACTTGAATTAAAAACTAATAAGCAATGTGCCATACACAGTGTTAGCGGTAGTTTATCGATTGAACAACTTGAAAAAGCTGATATGTGGTATTGTCTACATAAGAATCATGTAAATAAGTTGTACCACTTAGCGGAAAACTCTTTACCACCAACACTTAATGAAGATAAAAACAACCCCTCACTTTGGAAAGCAGGACATTGGAAGTGGTACTTAGACAATTACCGCTAACGGATGCGTGTATGGCACGTTGCCAACGATAACTTAATTTGAAACACTAAATTTAATAATATGGAACACCTTAGATTAAAAAAACTACAGCAATGTGCTATACACGATGTTATGGCACGTACTTCTGATGCGAATAATGCAACGATGGCTACAAGAATAGGTGAACTTAATTCTTTGCACGTAGCAGCATCTATGGATATTGAAAAGACTACTCAAAGCTTGAATAACATTCTCACTTACAAAAAAGAACTTGCATTAACTATGCTGCGATGTTCTGATGAAGAACAAATGAAAATACTTGCAGAAGCTATCAAATATTCAGATGATATGATTCGCAAGGTGCTTGGTATGTATGTGCCATAACGTTTTGCGTATATGAGAAGTGGCACTTGTAGAATATTGAAATTAAGCACAAATGTTTCTGTGCCATTTCTTATATACGCTGTTACCTGCTGGTGCGGTTTATTTAGCAGGATTTTAATTTGAAAACGAAAAGAAAATTTAAAAAGTTTTAGAGTATGAAATATACAGGTAGTAAAAATAGAATAGCAAAATTCATTTTACCGATAATGTTAAAAGGTAGGACTGACGAAACTTGGTTAGAGCCTTTTGTTGGGGGAGCAAACACTATTGATAAAGTTGGTGGTAAAAGGATAGGGTATGATAATAACGAATACATAATAGAACTTTATCATCATATTCAAAATGGTGGATTGATAGAAAATAGAGAAATAACAAAAGAACATTGGCAAGATGTAAAAAATAATAAAAACAATTACCCTAAATGGTATGTTGGATTGATAGGTGTTTTGGGTTCTTATAATGGTAATTGGTTTAGTGCCTATGGAGCAGGAAGCAAAACAAAAGAAGGTAATTATAGGAATTACTTTGATGAAGGGGTGAGAGGACTGTTAAACCAAGACATATCTAATATTACTTTTGTTTTTTCTGATTATATGGACATTAAAACAGAAGGAAGGTGCATTATTTATTGCGACCCACCATATCAATTAAAAAATAAAAGATATAAGGAGCATTTTAATAGTTATATTTTCTGGGATTGGTGTAGGGGAAAAAGCAAAGAAGGACATAGTGTTTTTATTAGTGAATATAATGCTCCAAGTGATTTTGAGTGTATTTGGCAAAGAGAAATAAGTAAAACAAACCCAAAACAGAAAGTGAATAAGGTTGAAAAACTTTTTAAATTTTCTTCCACAAATGTTAATTAGAAGCACTATTGTAGCACTTGCAGGTAACACCCACGTTAACGACAGTTTTAATTTCGTTAACAAAAAGTTATTAATTTAAAATAAAAGAAAATGAAACCACTAACACTAAAACACGCAATTGATAACAAGTTTACAGGTATTGATTGTGTAAGGTATTTTAAACCTGATTGGAGCGATGAAGAATGTGATTATCACTTATGGTCACATACTTGTTTTCCGTTCTCAACTGAAATTATGATTGAACAATTAAATAAACATTTTATAAAATGAAAAAAGAAAAATTTATAGAAAAAGTATTAATCGAAGAGTTTGACAAAGATTATTTTTCGTTTAGTAATTTTACAGTTGAAAAAAGATTAATCGAAAAAGCAATGAAGTACCGTAATTGGAATATGTTTCTATGGGGTATGGTTGTCGGAGAAATTATTATTATTTTAATTTACTTATTTATAAAATGAAAAGATATTTTTATAATTGCTACGTTATTAGCGAAAATGGTTCTCAAAAGTTTGTTACTATTACACATATAGTTAGTAGTTCTTTAATGCCTACTCAAGAAGAATTTATTGAAAAGTTAAAACTAGATTATCCTCATTTAGTAGGGATTGAGTCTAATGTTTTGTTAATATCTATTCAAGAGTTTAGTGCTTATGATTTTTATAATTTTATAAAATGAAAAAAATAGTATTTAACACCGATTACGAAACATTTGGATTTAGTATTATGTTTTGGGAAGTACAGTATTTTAAACAAAAAAAGTATGTTTTAAGATTACACTTTATTTCTTGGAGTTTATCAATTAGATTTTAATTATGAAAAAAGAACTACTTATATTCCTATACGGATTTTTAATCGGTTTATTTATTAATATTTTAGCGGATTTTATAATATTATGAGAACATTAATCTACTACGCGCTATTTAAGACTTTATTAACTTATTTGGTTATAAAGCATAAAATCCGTAAATTTGTAACGTTTTGTTTTAATTGTTAGTATATTAGGTGGTTGCATTTCGTTCTTTTCGCATAGTTTTAAATTCTTACACCGCGCCACCTAGTAACTACCCTAAACCTTAAATCATGAAATACTTACTTTTTCCTATACTTTACATAATCTGGACTTTAGACCGTATATTTTGCGCCCTATTGCCACACACCGAGCACCCGAAATTTAAAAATTTTTTCCCTATTTGGAATATCGTTAAATTTGCGTTGGTAAGAGTATTAATTTTAATTTTAGTGTTATGGCTGGTAAAGTAGGAGCACCTTTTGGAAATAAAAACGCTCAAATTTGGACGCTTGAAAAAGCAAGTGAGTTGTTAGATAAAGCTTTAAAATTAGCAGATGAAAAAGAATTAATCGAAAAAATAGTAGGTAAAGAAGTTATACATTTTGAAGCTTATAAATACGACTTTATAGGCGAAATTTCATGCGAATTAGACGTTTATAGGGATTTAATCACTAGAGATATTCCAACACAACACCCCGAACTTAAAAACACTGTAAATAAGCTAGTTAACAAGCTTGAGCGAAATTGTTACTCGAACGTAAAGAAAGAGAATATTAATGTTGCCGTTGGAATAGTAAATTTAAAGTCAAATCATGGTTGGACTGACCGCCAACACATCGAACAAAAACAAACCAATATTGATTTATCGGGGTTAACTACTGAAGAGATAAAGGATTTACTAAATGAGTAAAAAAGAAGCTATAAAGGAACTATTAAGGGCGGAACTCTCAAGAAGAAATTTTTGGGAGTTTTGTTTATTTTACGATAGGGAATTTTTCCAAAAACGACCATTTTTAAAAAATGTTGCTGATGCTTTCCAGTTAATTGAAGAGGGTAAAATAAACAGCTTATCCGTATCAATGCCACCGAGAGCGGGTAAGTCCTACATAACGACTTTGTTTAGCGCATGGAGTATCGGAAAAACACCGCAAGAAAGTATAATGCGAAATACTTGTACAGCTACTTTATACCTTAAATTCAGTTACGATGTTAGAAATGTAGTAAAAACCGAAAAGTTTTCCAAAGTATTTCCAGATGTAAGGCTATCCGATGATAAAGCAAATTTACAAGGTTGGAACACAAACCACAGTAAACAGGTGGGTTATTTCGGTGCTGGTGTAGGTGGTACAATTATCGGTTTTGGTGCTACTAAGTTGGCGATTACAGATGACTTGTATAGAGGTGTTGAAGATGCAATAAGTGATAATAGCAACGATAAAATACTACAATGGAAAGAAGCTACCCACGATAGCCGATTAGAGCGAAATTGTAGAAAAATTGATATTGGTACTCGGTGGAGTATAAATGATGTAATAGGGCAAAATTATGAAGCGGGGAGGTATGATATGAGTGTAATTATACCAGCGTTGGATAGTGAAGATAAATCGTTTTGCGAAGATGTAATGACAACGGAGCAATATCACGAAATACGTAGCCGAATAAATCCAGATATTTGGATTGCTGAATACATGCAAGAGCCTGTGGATATGAAAGGGCGATTATTTAGTGGCTTAAATAAGCTATCAAAGGATGAGTTTAACAGTATTAAAGATAAGATTGAGGGTTATGTTGGTTACATTGATGTAAGCGACCAAGGAACTGACTTTACAGCGTTGGCAATAGGTGGAATACTTGATAACAAAGTGTATATTGTTGACTATGTATTTACCCAATCCAACACCGATTTAACCTTGCCAATGTGTGCCGAAAAATTAAGCGAATGGGGGGTTAAATATTGCAGAGTTGAGAGTAATAGTATGGGTGCTATGTTTAGCCGACAATTGCAGAAGCTTACAACTACCCGAATACTGCAAGTAAACAACACGCGTAACAAGATTACGAGGATTATAATGGAAAGCGGGTTTATTATCCAATCCTTACATTTTGTAATATTAGAAAATAAAGAATATCATCAGTTTATTACTAATGTAGAGGGGTTTAGTAAGGAGGGTAAGAACAAAACAGACGATGCACCCGACTGTTTAGCTGGGTTATCTATGTTTTTAAAGTCTTTATTTCCTAAAAATTTCGCTTAAAACTGCGATACTGGTGGTTTAATTTCAATGGTGCTAGTTATTGCTGTTGCTTGTTCTCTCGAAATACCAAACGAAATAATCAATATTTCTGTAGCACTTTCTCGGCTTAAAATACCCTCGCTAATTGCTTGAGCTACTTGTACCATTGAAGTTACTTGTGCACCATTTAACGATTGAACTGGTGCGCCTTGCTCCTCCTTAATTGGGTAGCCTAACTCATTACGTGCTTCAGAGCTATCAATTACACCGCTTTGAAACAACGATAAAACAACAGCAGATTTACTGGCTTCATCCTCTTGCAATACAGGAATATGCGAAAAATCAGGTTTTAAATACAAGCCTTGAGCCGTTAAACCTAGCTGTTGCGACATAGTTTGGTACATTTGGGTAACCTCTGGAATAATAGCATCTTGATAAGCCATGCGCATACCTTGTTGAACGTTGCTCATAATACTATCATTTGCGTTTGAAAACACGTATTTGTTTAATCCATAAGCATCAATTAAAGCCATTTTATCCTCGTTCAACTCCTCGAATAACATTAAATCCCTAGTAGGGTAGGACATAGGTGTCCATTGGATGTCTGCTTCTGTAAGCACTAATTTATCTTTATTTCGGCTCACCCAATCTTTGCGAATTTCGTCTTTTTCCTCGGGTGTCATTGGGATAGTTCCACCCATATCCGATTTCTTACTTGACAAAATACCGATTGCACCCATATTTTCAAGTATAACATTACGCTTGTTGTAGGTTGCCATGATATTGGATAGTGGATATTTCAATGTATCAATCCTATTTATCGAATTGATTAAATTAATACCGTCGGGGGTGTTCATATACACCATATCTTGCAGCTCGATTTTTTCCATTTTTTGGCTATCATACCAAAACTCGAAATTCTTAATCAATCCATCTTTGTCGATTTGGTTAAGAAATTTTCCTGTACCAACGATTTTAACTTGATTAGCTGGTAAAGGCATAATTAAATTACGAATATCAAAGCTTCTTTTCGGGCAGTAAGCAAATGAATTATTAAATAAGCCATCGTTTACAGCCAACGAATATACAACATCCGACCAGCTTTGTGTGGGATTTGGATTGTTGATTAAATCTAACATCCAATGGCTTTCAATAATGTTACCCTCTTTGTCACAAAGTACGGGTTTGCCACTACTCATCATTATAGCACGTTTATTAATTACTGCCCTAAGCTCGGGAATAGTAATGTATAAATCGTATGGTTTACTTGTATCTACCCATTGTGGCTTAGTATTCCCCCAAAATTGGTTAGTTGTTCTTTGTATCATTTTTAACAAGTTATCATTCTTACCACTTGTTGCGCCAAAAACCGAAGTCCAAAAATTATTATTCATATTTTTTTTTAATGTTTTGGTAAAATTACGTATTTTTACGTAAATTTGCGTATAAAACCGTATTTAATGAATAAAAATTTTACTCAATACAAGACTAAAAGCATAACTG